GTTTCGTCGACAAAATTGAGCTCCCAATTAATTCAGGCCATGAAGCTAGGTGCTAGCGCTATGCATATTGAAAAAGTTATGGAGTTTGTAAACCTACGCGCCCTTAAGAAAGGCGGGCAAGGAAGCGGGTTGGACGAAAGTCCCCGTTTGACAGTAATGTCTCCATACACATGTACGCTGGTGAGATGCCAGCAGGATGATGGGTTGGTAGAATACCATATTCAGGTGTCAAGTTACGTTGAAGTTGGTGGACGTGTCCACTCTCCTCCTCAGTGTGTGAGAGTGGCTTGCCACTCTTCATTTATCTTAACAAATGACAATGATGAATCTACTACCGAAAATCTGTACGTGTTCAATATCTCAGAGCTAGAGCATTATCTTAACGATAATGCTTAGTCTAAATCATACTGCACTTTTGCTTCTTGTATATTATTAATTATCTTTGGTCCTTCAATTGAGTTTTTACTGCTTATTATATTAGTTATTATTTGCCCTGGTACTGGATAGGCTGGGTATAGAGCTTGAAATTTTATCTGCTCTTCTGTTAACGGCGGTGGAAGACCCCCGCTACCCGGTTTGTACAGCTTTGCGTTGTGGTTGATGGCTTGGGCGGTGCGTGACTCGACGACCTCTGTGAAGAGGTCGGCCAATGAAATGGTTGAGTCAAATAGCAGCCCAACACACATCTTCCCTACTGCGTTACTATACAGTTCAGTACCTAATCCCTTTGTGGTTGTTTCTATTGGCTTCGGCAGTCTAGCTTGTGCTAGCTGCCAGGTCTTCCATGTGACGTTCTGGTGTGCAAGTGAGATTGGTCTAGTTTTTGACCAGTTAATAATTATCTTTCTTGCTAACCTTAAGTCAAGTTCAGAGGGTTTACCCCATGGACCTGATGGAAGCCCTATTCCGCCTAACCACTCTGGTATATACCATGGCAATCTTGTTTTTTCTAGCAGTTCTTTATGTTTTTTAATGAATTTTCGAAATACTTTCTCTTTCAGATCTTCCGGACAGTCTCTTATAAGCTGTCTCGCGCGCGTACCTAGGTTGTTACGTGGGTCATCTTGGTCGTTGAGACCAATTACTCCTTGACTCCTTTTGAGTCCATTGAGTAAGCCCATATTAACAAACTTAACTTCCTTAAGGTACGTTTCCCTTTCTACAGTCTCATTAGTATCGCCCTTCTTACAAATAATCTTGAAGGGATCGGTCACTCTTGTAAAGGAGCGTGAGTTCATATTAACAAACTCTCTAGATACGTAGGTCTTACCAACCGATTCTTCTAGTCCGACGAACGCCGTTATGGCCTTCCAGTATTTATAGACTGATTTCTTTGATCTGATCGCAACATCATCTCCATTTATCAACATTTTTGTATCCCTTAATTTTATTGGTTTGTTCTCAGCGATCTCAATAGCCCATCTAGAAGCAGCTGCATTGATTAGACATAGTACCGGAAACGATACTATGCTACCCATCAGCTGTCCCCTTGTTTGTGGCTTATTTTCGATGATGTGTCCTGTGAGTGCGCGGATTAATAATCGGCGTTCTACAGGATATAGGTTGAGAACATTTGATATTGTATTACCAATAACGTTCGAGCTCCAAGAGTGCAGATTATCTGTGGCTCCTTTGTAGTCTCCGGATAAGTACACTTCGTCTTCCTTTAGGTCTTTTCCTAACCCGTTTAGGATTGCCTCCTCTGATATGATATCGCCTATTAAAAAAGTGCGATGTCTTCTCAGGGTGTTATGGATAAATTTCCATAAAGGCCTTAAC